GGATATGTCTTTCGGCATATAGTGATGACCAGTCCGGTGTTCTTGTGGCAAAGCTCAATGAGAGCCGTGAGGATGGAATACGTCTTTCCTGAACGCGTCCCTCCTTGATGGACTTGGATGCGTGCCTTTGATTTCCGAACGTGGTAATATGTCGCGGGAAGGTTACTCATCTAACCATGAGAGGGGCTTCTTCTCTTGAATCTCAATCTCTTGCCGTTCAATGTACCCACGTTTTTTGCCTTTGGTCTTTAGGAAGAAGATAGTCGCTGCCGGGTTGCCTTCCTTCACGAGCTTATAGAGGTGGGATTCTGCGAAGTCGAGAACGCTGTCCGATATAGAGTCGACCGCTTTCTTATAGTCGGCATCAGCCTTCATCCAATTGTAATGACTGCCTCTATCAATGCCGACCGTCTTTGCTGCTGTCGATACAATACCGAGGGATTTCTCCAACGCTTCGAGCATCGCTTTTTTAAGTGTTGAATTTTGTTGATTCATTGCTTGTGTTTTAAAGAAAACGAAGGGGGTCGTCACCAATGCCCCCTTCTCTGATAAGGTTTATCCAAATAGAAAGAACGTTCGGTGACTTATAGATTTTCTTTAGTTGCTTTCTTACCGGTGAAGTCCTCCCATCGCTTTACGATGACATCGCAATACTTCGGGTCAAGTTCCATCCCGTAACATTTGCGGTTTGTTTTCTCTGCTGCGATGAGTGTCGACCCTGAACCGAGAAATAAATCAACAATATTTTTTTTTGTCGGCATCAAATCATTAAATATTTCCACAAATAAAGTCACGGGTTTTTGCGTCGGGTGAACTCTTGTTTTCAACTCGTCTTTATGATTTCCAGAACGCATACTACCCGCCCATATATGCTTGTAAATCCTCAGCGGCGTTTTTAAATCCGTCCATGCCATTTCTCCATCCGAAAAGGTTAATGATGACTCTATCTTTTGCCATATGACCCATGAGTTAGTTTCCTCTAAATCATGACAATAATAGTTTGCTCCCCATAAAAACAAATTGCAATTAAAATTTCTTCTAATTATAGAAATATCAAAACGAGCATCATCTCCAATTATTTCCCGATATTTTCCGCTTTTTGCGTATTTGCCACCTGATCCAATTCCTCCATTTTTTACAACGGATATACCATAGGGTGGGTCAGTAAATACAATCTCCGCCTTTTCTCCGTTCATTAGCTTCTCCACGTCCTCCGCCTTCGTAGAGTCCCCACAAAACAAACGATGGTCTCCCAAGATATAGAGGTCTCCGAGTTTGGTCTTCGCTTCTTCGGGTACTTCGGGTACATCGTCGGGGTCGGTGAGTCCTTCCGTCTCTTCGGGTTCTCCCGTCCAGACATCAAGACCCCATTCATTCAGCTCTTCCGCATCCCATTCGTTTGCGAGGATATCGAAGTCGTTCTCTCCTGAGCTTACATTGTCCTTGATGATGAACTCTCGGTCTTTGGTCTCTCCCCATGTTGCCATGTAGACGGGTGCTTCTTTTAGTCCTGCGGCTTTGCACGCTTTAAACCTCATATTACCACCGATCACAACCATCTCCGGATTGACGACGATAGGACGGGCTTCGAGCATCTCTGGAAACTCCTCAATACTCTTCACGAGCTTTTGGAATTTCTCGTCTTTAATTATCCGAGGGTTCGTCGGATTCGCTCTCAGCGTCGAGAGTTTCATTAGCTTGGTTGAGGACGGCTTCAAGGAGGTATCTGAATTCTTCATTATGTACGGCCATTGTTAGGAGAAGCGTCGCGGGATCATCTCCGGCATGGAGACGCAGTACCTGCGAGTTATCGGTTATCAGGATAAAGTTCTTTGCGTGTAGTAGTGCTTTGCGTGCTGCTCTCATAGTCTGAAATTGATTGAAATATACGATGTGCTACTTGAGGCACTATAGCGTTTCCATATGCTTTGATTGATTCTCGTCTCCACTTTGGAAAGGTAATACCGTCCAGTTCTTTGGGAAGCCCATCATCTCCTCCACAAATAGGGGGGACAGTTGGGAAGTCTTTCCACATATCTTGAATTGTGTCGCCACTTCGTCCGAGAGGTTTCCTTTCCCTCTGTCGATTGATGCATTTGCCCTTTCCGCTTGTGCTGTCGGTGTCGGGAGCATTCCGTGAATCTGTGTCGCTAAATTCGGAACGGTCGTCCCGTTGTCGTACTTCTCCATTCGTGTCTTGAACTTGTTCATGTCCATCACTTCTTCTCGTGTTGTCGGAGTAAGCAACAATCCAAACTCGGTCGCGTCGGTGCGGTGCATTGCCTGCGGCACAAGCTGGAATAATAAACGATTGGACGGAGTACCCGAGAGCTTCCAAGTCAGAGTAACACGTTTCGAGTACCAGTCCGTCCGACCAACTAACAAGCCCGCGAACGTTCTCGCCCACGACCCAACGGGGCTTACACTCTCCGATAACTCTAAGCATCTCCGGCCAAAGGTGGCGTTCGTCTTGTGATCCCTTTCGTTTTCCTGCGACGCTAAACGGTTGACATGGGAATCCTCCGCTGAGAACGTCAATTCGTCCTCGATAGTCAGTTGCGTTGAAGTCTTTGATGTCTTCATATTGTTTGGCGTTGGGAAAATGGTGCTTGAGGACTTTACGCGGAAACTCCTCCCACTCGCAATTGAATACGTTGTTCCATCCAGTCCATTCTGCTGCGAGGTCAAAGCCTCCGATTCCTGAGAAAAGAGATGCATGGTTCATCCTTTAAAATGTGTTATCCGTCCTTCTACATCTCTAGCGACATTCTCTAGACGGTCGCGATCGTACCAAGTTAGATTGTTTTCTCGCTTTACTAGGTGCTCTTCTCTGCCTCTTTTCATCATAAAGAACTCCTCCTTCTTTTCTTGCTTTAAGAACTCACGGATATTGTCCGCTATCTCTTTCCGTTCTGCTTGGGTATAGCTCATTGCTCTTTGGCTGTGATATAATCAGCCCACATTTTAGCACATACCGCACAGCGTTGTTTTTCGTTGGGGTAGTCTCTGTTTCCGACTACGCTCGTCATGCATCGATTCATAAATTGATACTGATTCTCTTTTCCGTTGGGTTTACCTATTGGCATCGTTTACTAGTTTTTGAAGTTCCTCAAGCATCCTTCTATTACATGAAGAGCAGCTCGAAGGCTTTTGGTTTGTTCCGGTTGCTTTGGCGTATAGTTTCGCCAATTGACCGTTGGTTCTGAATTGGTTTTCTGTTTTTAGAAATCTTTGGATCTCATCGATATCCTCGGCTGTGATTTCGGCCTCCCATTTACCAAGTTCGCACGAGGCTACTTTGAGCCGTGTCTTTGTCGGCATATGGCATCCGCAGAGTTTAGAGTCTGTGAAGGCTTCCGTTAGCAATGGGCCACAAGACTTCGTCGATTGTACGAAGTGTTCACAGCTCTTGCAGATAGCGAGGCGATCATTCCTCTTTTGTCCGGTGACGAAGAACATCTTTCAGGATTTTTTTAGACTCGTGTATTGAGCGATAAAGAACTGACTCTCCAATCCCAGTCCGTCGAGATAGGTCAGCCATGTTCCATCCTTGCAGATATAGTCCGAAGACTGTTCTGTCGAACCAACTGAGGCGGTCGAGGATAAGCTGCATTTGTTCTCTTTGGATGGCTTTCGTCCAATCGCTTTCTGTTTCTTTTTCTTCGGGGATAGCATCTATTATCTGATATATCGTTTTGAATTGTCCTCGTGTGGCTTCGTTGTACATAGCTTTAATAAAATACCCTAGTGGGTTTTCATCTTCATCGCTTGGGAAGCGTTTGTCTATACATCGGAGATACGTGTGATGTACAAGGTCGCGCGGTTCAGCCGTCCATTTACGAGCGGTGAACAAGAGTTTTGAGTAGTTCCGTGTGAGGAACTCATCCCATGCCCCGCGACTCTTTAATTTCATCGACTTTTTCCTTGTAATATTGATACATCTCTTCTAACTCATGGACGGAGAACTTGCGCATCTGGTTGCTTGCTATCAGAATGGCTTCCGCTGTTCCTTTTCCGTGAAACTCGTCGAGCTTTGATCCGAAGATGAATTGTTCACCGGCTCCGTATAGGTTGCATTTAGCACATTGGAATTGGCAATTGGTTTCCATCCAACGCGTAGATAGTTTCGATCGTGACATGAAGTGTCCGCAATGGACTTCCTTCCAATGCTTCAGACGATCACACGTAAAGCAATGCCCATAGCCTTCGTCATTAGATCCGCGTAAACGGATAAACTGCGAGAATATGGTGTCAAGTTTCTTCTTTGCTTTGCTTAGGCTCATGTCATAGGTATTCGAAGTTGTGACTGGTGTTGCTGGAGGCGCTTCTGTGCCGCCTCAAAATAATCGGTATCCAATTCGCAGCCAACTAAATCAAAGCCAAGGTTATGGCAAGCAATTGCGATTGAACCGCTGCCGAGGTGCGTGTCGAGTATGCGGTCGCCCTCCTTTGCGTAGTTCATTAGCAGCCATTCGTAGAGTTTGACGGGCTTTTGTGTTGGGTGAATACGAATTTCCTGCACCGCCTTCTTAAAACCCGCCCATAAAAATTCAAACTTGTTGCATTTTTTATCAAAGCTGGAATAAGCCAACTCACACATTGACAGGTGTTCCTTTATGTTAGCTTTTTTATCCCACACTATCCATCCTTTTGATACAGGCAGGTGGTCGGTAAAATAGTTTGCCCCCCAGATTATTTGGTTTTTGCTAATCCTAATCAACTCCTCGAAATACTTGGCATCTGGCGCGGAGCTATCATCAAAGGTCTTGTAATTATACTGCGTTGGGTTTGCCCACTTTGCTGTTTTCCTGTCGCTGTTTATTCTTTGCGCCCCAACATTAATACCATAAGGTGGGTCTACAATAGCCAACTCAAAAGCGTTGTTCTCCAACGTTGCAAGGTATTCCATGCAGTCGATGTTGTGAAGTTCAATCATTGCGCTCATTTAATCCGGGGATATGTAGTGGATCGCGCTTCCTTCTGAGGTCTGCCATCGATTGCGGTTCAAACGCGACACGGTCGGAATCGCTGCCGCGTGTGATATGGCTGTTGATTCTCTCCAGTATTGGTGCGCGTTCTTCTTCATGCTTGATGATACACTCTCGGAACTCCTGAATCTTTAAACGCTCGTAGTACTTGCCATAATAGCCCGTTTTCATACGGTCGCAAATGAGTCGGAATTCTTCGAGCTTCAATGTAGGGAATATATCGAAGATTGTCTCTGCACAAAGCGCGTAATCTGTAAGCGTTTGGAGAGTCTTCTTTGCTTCTACGAAATCGCAAACGCTTTTCACCATCGAAATCACCGCCCCGCGTGTTGCTTCGGGTTGGATTCTGAGGGCTGTTCTGATGTTCGTCCCTTCCGTCCATGCTTGCTCATTAGTGGCTTTGAATAGACCCGGTTCGGATATACTCCTCAAGCTTATCTCGGTCGCTTTGGCTCGTTCCAATTGTTTTTCCGCCCTTGATGGCGAAGAATCCGCGCCAACCTTTTGTAATTGATTGGAGGATAATGAGTCTGGCTGTCTGTTCATCGTTGTTTGATAGTTTTTGAAGCTCATGAAGTACGGCTTTCAAACCGCGTTCGGTATACTTCGGGTATTTTCTCTGTTTACGTTCGTCTATCCATTCACTCCAAAGTCCTTTGAAGCTTTCTGAATCCCAAGGTAAAAAAATTTCCTCTCCTTGTTTCTCTATTTTGTTATAAGTTTTATTCTCCTCTTTGTTCTTAGAGGTACTATTCTTTCGTGCAGACCGTAAATCCTTTTCCTTCTGCACGTAAATTGGTTTCCTTCTGCCCGAAACCTCGTTTCCTTCTGCACGTAAAAATAGACGGCGAACTCTCCCGTTGAAGTTTATCTCGATGAGGTTCAAGTCTTCCAGATGATGGATGGCTTTTGAGACCGTTGGTCGGCTGACTTGATACTCTTCTTGTATTGATTCGTTCGACTTAAAGAAGCCGCTATCCTGCTGCGAGAATCCCATAATCTCGGAGAGAAAAACCTTCTCGAAAAGGTTGAGCCTTTGGTCTGACCATATACCCGAGGGGATCCAAATACCTGTGAATTTCTGTTTCATGGTGCGAAAGATAAAAAAAGGGAGGGAATGACCCCTCCCCATTTCTTCAGTTGTTCAATTCGCTATCGCGTTCCATGACTTCAGCGACGATCTCTGCGAAGGTTGCATCACATTGCTTTGAAATCTCTGGCAAGTACTTCATCATGTTACGCGGTCGGGCTTCACACCAACTCCGAACGGTCGCCTCGTTCAATCGCAGCTCCTCTCCTACGTTTTTCATAGAGCCGTAATTCCTTAAAAGGAAGATTTTTAGGTTATTCATAACGTTCGTACTTGATAGCACCCCAAAGAAAGGAGCGAGATATCTTCACAGACTTGATTTGAGGGGTCTTCTTTGAACGTTCTCTCTTATTCTTAGGTGTTGATACCTTCGATGTGGTCTGCTCGCTTAGAATGTACTTCTTTCCGCTGTAAGTATATTCCGGTTTCAAGTTCTTACTCCATCGCGTCTGCATTGCAGCTAGTGTATGGTTACCGATTGGCCTCATGAGAGTCCAGTCAATGCGTCCGGTTTGTTTCTCGCAGGTGATATTGACCATCTCAACGAGCAACTTCTCTTCGTTTAAAGTCCATCTGTATCTGTTCATAGCTTCGAGACTAATGCATCACGCAAGTTGATGAGGTGTTCAGCGGCTTCAATAATCTTCTCCGGATCGCTCTCTTGTTGAATAGCCAAACCGATTGCCCAACTCGCACCGATGCGCTTGGTGGTTTCGGCGTTGTCTTTGAATCCACCCCCTTGTGAGAAGCCGCCCGCCTTCTTAATCTTGAGCTTTGTCCCCCAATTGTTCACGGTCTTATTGTACTCGACCTCATCACCTACATCGTAAGGTGGTTTTTCTGGGTTGGGGCTTGCCGCCGTTCCTTCTGTTCCATCTTCCATGCAGACTGTGTAGTCGTACATTGTTCCGGACTGTCCAGTCCAAGTGTTGTCGGTTTTGTCAATCGACTTGATTTTACTCGTTTCCATAGTGTTAGGTTTTATGGAGTTAAAGGCCGCTCTCCTTGTAAGATTGGCTAAATTCTGTTTGGTTAAAATTAGGAAGGTCTATCGGTCGCAGTTGGTGTGATCGCAATCGTAAGAAGATTTCATCCCATCGCTCTTCCGTTGGTGTTGTTTCTCTTATCTCATCCTCTAGACCGTCATCGTCATCACGAAGGCTTGATGTAGTTAGAAGCTGAAGAGCGTACTCACGCACTCCCTCGATATCTTCTTCTTCGAAGTCTGCCCACTCCATGCACATAGAACACATCTCTAGGTCTTCGTACTTATCTGCTCCACAGCAGACGGATTGGAGGTTGCTCATTTCGTTCTAGCTCTAACTATTTGACGCTTGAAGTCTTCCCATGCATCTTCAAAGTCTCTGTGATCACGCAAGTTGTTTGCGAAGTCGTTGTAATTCGAAGCGGCGTTCTCGGTTACCGAGGATTGTACGCAGATGTAGCTATTTCGTTTCATTGCTCTGATTGTTTAATTTAATATTCTCCGTTAAACTTTTCGACAGTACCGTCCATATTTACTATGCCGCGCTCATTCTCATTGTGAAGTTCCGTGATTCTTTTCTCGATGGCATCAAATGCTGTTTGCAAGTCGAAGAGGTATCTGTTCAATTCGTCATCTTCGTATTGCAGCATAGCGTAAAAATAGAAGTCAAACGTTGTTGATTTGAGCTGTTTCATTTCCGTAACTCTTCTATAATGATGTGTTCAATCATATCAAAGTCAACCGGGAAGAGCGTGTCGTCTATTCCGTACAGCTCAACTTTGTGTTCTTGCTTGCCGTTATGTTGGCAAAGCTTACAAGATTGAATACTGATAAAACCATTCGAAGGAGCTTCGTGATAAGACCCTTCAACTCCTGCATCAACTTCGTACTCTATCTCAAGTGACGTGTTGTCTTCTAGTTCGATTGTGTGGTGTTCCATATCTGTGTTTTTTGTTGTCACAAATCTACACGTTATTTTCCAATAACCAAACTATTTTACAGAAAACAGAGAAAAAAGAAGGGAGACCCTTTCAGATCCCCCTCCCAAACAAAAACAGATAAGCCCAACGAAAAGGCTGAAACGAAGATACTCTAGGATTTAGCAGAACCAAAATAATAATTCACCACTTGACCAACGAGAGTTCCTTCAGCGAATCCGAGTATATGGAAAAAGACCTCTTTGTCTTGTATTCCCGTCATCGCCCAAATGACCATAACCACCCCGATAGTCATTGCAGCAATACCGACGATGGCCTGCATCCAGTCACGCTTTCCCGTGACCTTTGTCACATCCACCTCCCTTTGTCGTGCGCTTGCTCGGTCTTCGTTCTCTAGTTCAATGAGTAACATCCGGGCTTGCTTCTTTTCCTCCTCGCTCTCTGTCGAGGCATCTATCAACGCCCCTATCGCTTGGAGTGCGCCGCCGTCGGGAATGACCTCACCGATCGCTTCAAATACCTGTGGAGCTTTGTTTCTGAACCATGCACCGAGCTTGGTGTCTTTGAGTGCTTTCCTTTCCATCTTATAAATCCATTAAAATATTTATGGCCGTGTGGCCTCCAATTACTACCCCGCACGCAATTTGTTGGAACTTGAACGCTTTCGCATAACTCATAGCTAAATGGTCGCGATTAACGCCCGAACCGACTTGCATAGAAAACACGCGCTTCATGCCGCTATTCCATTCCACATAACATTGAGTATGGATGTGACCTTGAACCGTACTCATCATATCGTTTTTGGCTTTGGTTCGTGCGCTGCCTCCCTCACCATGAATGTACTGAACGTCATCAAATACAATGCGCTCTACCCAATCCCATTTAGGGGTTCCTAAAACTTCGTTGTAGGATTTGAGCCATTTCTGAGGCACTCCCGATCTGACTAACTTCCTAGCGATTATCCGGTCATGGTTGCCCGTTATAATTGTTGCGACCGGAAATGCTTTGTACCATTCTTGCACCTTTGCAATTGCAAAATCTAGTTCGTCCTGACCAGATGGGAGCTCGGCTGGAGTCTCATGAAACGACGCAAATGCATTGTCGATAATATCGCCGATAAAAATAACTTGATTGCAGTTAAAACGCTCGTATGTGTCAATACAATGCTCTAAATAACCACCAATACAAAAAGGTTCATGCGTGTCCCCAATCACAAGTATTCGCCGTTCGTTTGCCCGTAGGTTTTCGAGAGCTTTGTATTGTTGCTGACTTAAACGAGGGCGAAACTGCGACATCTTTTCAGGGGTTTAATATGTCCAAATGATATGATTCTCCTTTAGAGGATCAGCATCCGCGTGGATGAAGCCGTTTCCAATCCCTATCCTCGTGATGCCAACCTCGAGAAGAGCGTCAAGGATTATCCAACGCTCGGAGGAGTTGCGTACCCGTATATCAGCAGCCAAGCCGATGAGGTGCGTTGAGTTTCTCGATGCGCTGAATCCCTGCTCTATTAGCTCGCGGTTATATTCCACCGACCTAAAGCCCGACGTTATAACAAACGGAATCCCCGCGTAGTCTCTAGCCTCATCGAGTAGCTCTAAGAAGTCGGGACACATCATGCACCCCGTTCCCGGCTCATCAGGTGACTCAAATTCTTCTAGCTTGAAGTACCTCATCGCTTTGCGAGTAAGAGTTCAATTTTGTGAACTGATTCAATGACTTCTTTCATCATCTGTTTCAATTCGTCTTTGTCGCTCTCTACTCGGATAACGCGACCTTTTAGTTTTTCAATGTCGCGGTTTAGGTTTACCCATACCGCTATGATCCCGAGAAGGCTTGGGAGTATTGTTAGTATTGTTTCGATTGAAATCATCGAGGAACTTCTTTAGTAGGGTAATATTTTTCTCTCTGCTGTTTCTCATTTGAACAGATAACGTAAATCAACAGTTTCGACACCGCTTCCACCGCGTGAGATACTCAAGCCGCTTTGATAGTAGTCCGCCGGTTGGGGCAACATATCAGCTCCCGTATTCGATGAATACTCTGGGAAGAGTGAGGAGTTGTTACAGAGGTATTTGTACAGTCGGAACGTGTAGAACTGAGCGTTGGTTCGTGCGCGTTCTGTTTCTCGGTGTAAATCATCGGGAGAGATACCCGTCGTGTCCTCAGATACTCTGATAGCGAGTCCTCCGTTGTCAATCTTTACGTACAGCGACGGCATAAGGTCAACCATAGTCCACCAAAGCGTTGCCTTGCGGACGTAGTTATCGAGTAAAAGAGCGTAGTTTCCGGTAGGCCCGCCTACTTGCGTGACTTCAGTCTTTAGCTTTTCGAGTAAATCCGTGCCCAAATAGAGTTGGATATACTTGTCCTGAGCCAAAATAACGGAAGGAACGAGGTAAGAGTCTTCTACACTCGCGTTGATGTTTGTGATCCGCTTGATATAATCGGGATTCACGAAGAGAACTTCTGCTTGTAGTGCCATTATCGGGGGTTTACGAAGCCTTCATTGGGCATATCGATGGGACGTTGTGCGACTTTGGGCGAGTTTGTGGGCAACCTCTTAGCGTCTACCCCCGCTTCTCGTATCAGTTTCTTCGCTTGGTTAACTGATATCTTCTTATTTGTCTTCTTCAGGTACGTTTGACGAGACCAAAAATGGTGACATCTAGCGCCGCCTTTCCACAAAAATAAATCGTAAGTGTCTGAGCCTGAGCGACCTAGCCCAGGATTGACTGCTCTAAGAGATGCCGCTTCAATGTCCTCTTTCCGGTAGACTTTACTAGCTGCTACCATCTTCTTACAGAAAGATCGTGAGTCATCTTGCACCGATTTGGGAGAATACACGTACCGAACCTTTATGATTTCGGTGTCCTGCTCGCTCTTGCCGTTGGGATTGGACGAGGGAACGCTTGCAAACGCCCATAGAGCGTCCTTAACGGCCTCCGTTTCATAATCAACGGGGCTTTCGTCTATTAGTTCCCATTCATCGCTTATATCCTCTCCTAATGCGTCGAGGTGTTCCCATGAGGCATCGAGGTTGACTTCGTCCTCTTGACTGCTCAATTCAAGAACTAAAGAATCCAAGCCCGCAGCCCGTAAAAGTGTTTTAACAGTCTCTTCGACAATTCTTCTATTTGGTCTCACAACGTTTTGCTCGAATAGCTCTGCCGATTCCGCAAGCTCTCCACCGCCTCCCAATTTACCCGGTACAGCAACCCCGAACATCTGCGGGTTGGTGACCCTATGTCCAACCATAATCTTCGCGGTTACCTCTTCAGAAAGGAATTGGTATTGATTGTGAGCGTCGGACAATTGGAAAGGCTCAAAGTCTGGCTTCCTTTCGGGATCGTCGGAATATGTGACGATAAACTTCCCCGCGTTGCTTGCCCCGGACATCTGTCGCTCGATATCCATTCGGATACGGTTTCTCTCCTCTTGTGGGGGGATACCGTTCTTGAAGTGGATAGAAAAAGACGGCGACATCCCGTTCTTGATGTTGTTGATGTGATACTTTCCGATCTCCTTATCAAGCTCTATGTAGTCAATCGAACCCGTGTAGCATGGTTTTGGATAGTAGAAAGAACCCGGTGAAAACGGCTTTACGTAAAATATCTGCGTCGGGTGGTCTAGTTTCCTTTCAGGGTCGAAGGTGCAAATCTCATCTACCTCTTCTGTCTTGCTGCTCCAGTCTTTCGAGTAGTAGTAGTAATCAACCTTTTCGTCTTCGTTTACAAAGCCCGAACGGATATTCTCAAAAGGAAGGTGCGAGACGTTTGCGATAGTCGTTCTATCAAGTGACCAATTTACTTCCAAAGCAAAGCCGCCTTGAATTTGAAAGTCAACGCAAGCCTTGCGAAGCTCATCGTTGAGATTCCATTGGTCAAATGCCAAACGACCGTCCAAAGTCGTAGCATCAAAACCCTCTCCGAAGACCATCGTGGCGATAGTAGTCGTTAAAGCGTTATGAGTGGACGAAGAGTGAAAGAGGTCGATGAGGTACTGCGGGAAGAGGTTATCGTCCCCGTAGTTCACGAAGCCTTTAGAGTTTGCGCTTTCTGCGTAACTCCTCTCCTGATATTGGCTGAGTTTAAGTATGTCCATTACTGATAGTAGATAACGTTGTCGGGAACGTCGATAGTTGGGATGTTGTAGCCAACTGCTCCCGTCACATCGAGAGTCCCTTCTTCGATGAGTGCGACAACAGTTGTGTCGGTTGGGTCTAAGTTAGTGGTAGAGTTCTGCCCCCAGACTTTATAGAAGTATTGACCCGTTTCCTCTAGTAAGATATCCCCGTTCAAAGGATCGTCGACGTTGGTGAAAATAGAAAGCGCGGTG